TTTTTTATACCGTACTAAAATTAGCCGAGCCAATTCCAAGGTAGGAAGTCAGCCCCGTTGAATTATGCAAATGCTAAACTTGCTACGCCAAAATAATTTGTCCCATCCCAGTAAAAACTTATCACATCTATTGCATTTGCGGTAGTTGTTAATGTTGGTGCAGTTCCGCCTACCCATTTAATATCTGCGTCCCAAGCGGTTACCAATCTGCTTCCAGTTGCGTCTTGAACAATCTTTAGCAATAGATTTGAAGCCTTTGCAGGATTAGTAAAAGCCATAGTTCCTACATTACCAGTAAGAGTTACAGTTGCTTTATTGCCAGCCCCCCAGTCTACGGTTGTAGTAGTTACATTATAAGTAATTGTCTGCTGTGTAAACCCGATATGATTTGCTTGTGCATCTAAATCTCCACCTAATTGGGGGGTAGTATCTTCTACTATATTAGCCAATTTTGCATTCAATTGTGTCTGTATAGCTGATGTAACGCCATCAACAAAATTCAGCTCTGTGCCTGTTGGTAAAACTGAAACTGCCCCAAGAGTAAAGGGTGTTGGGATAGTAACTGCTCCAGTAAAGACGGGAGAAGCAATAGGAGCTTTAGCTGCCAAATCTGCATTATCAGCAATGGTTATGTCCTTATCTGGAACGGTCAACACTCTTGTAGTTCCAGTAGTCAATCCGTCTACTTCAAATCTAACTATTTTAGTTGCGTCTACAGAACCTTTGGCTATACCTGTGGTATCTACGACTGGGAGGGTATCTCCACCAGCACCTGCTGAAGAATACAGAACATACCAATTAGCATTATCTGACCTTATAGCCACATAAGCATATTGATAATTCAAGTCGGTATAAGTTAATGAACCGTTAATAGTTTCAGTGCCATCACCATCAATAGTTATAAGGTTTGCATTAGCGTCAGTTTTGACAAAGATATAGGTTAATTTATTACCAACCGCTGTCGGTAAAGTCAAACTATATCCCGCTGCTGCCGAAACTTTAACAAAGCCTGCTTCAGCTGTAGTTAAATTTGCCACTGCGGATTTTGTAGTAACCCTGCGAATGTCAATATCACCGCCGGAAGTAGCATCGGCAGGGTAAGTGTCGTCGAATTTGCTATGTCCCAGAAGCTCACCTAAATCATCGAGTATTTGCCTTACCTCATTTTCTGACTCTAAAGCATCACAATGGTCTGCTGTATTTATTTTAAAAGTAGTTCCGCTTTCTTCGGTATATTTATATCTCGCCATATATTATCATCTCCTCTCTAATTCTCTAATTCTAAAACGCTTACGTAATTCCCCGCACTAAAGCTAACATTTAATTTTCTTATAAGCATATCCCGTCCTGCCAAGTTATAATAATGCACGGCATCAACCGCAGTCGCATAACTAATCAATGCAGAAACCGCAGCATAATAGGGCAGTTTCGCACTTAATCGCTCAATAGTATCGCCTATAGTATACGGGGCTGGCGTCGGTTTAGTTACTCTCAACTTCGTTTTCTGGTCTTTATAATCAGCTAAATAAGCAGCCGATATTATATCCGCTATGGTCTGCGTCTGTATTAAGTGATTTTCGATAGTCAGACTTCTTTTGCCGCCTACCAAAGCTATATCAGCGGCACTTGCAGTTGCCTCAGATTTTATTTCTACCTTATTAGCTCCATAAGGATAAGCTGTCTTAAATTCCAAATATGAGCCATACTTCGTTCCCCAAGCCCCTACCGCATAGGCACGAATAAAATAAGTTGTGTCAGCGGTCAGCCCTGTAAGTGTTAATGAAAATGCCCCCTCGGTATAAGTGCCTGTTTCGGAATTATTCCAAGTGTCCGCTTCAGTTAAGCCATATTTAAACCCTCGTGTGGTTATATCCTCTACTACATCAAGGTCGATTAGTCCATTAGCAGTTACCGTTGTCGGGTCTGCTCTTATAATATTAGTCGGTGCATAAGTAGTAACGGCAGGATAAGTGTAAAAATTTACTTCTGCACTATAACTATAACCAATTGGATTATAAGCGTATGCTTTTACATAATATCTTTCTCCTCTTATAAGCCCCGTCATTGCACTTGTAAATGCACCAGTCCCGAAAGAGCCTAATTCCTCTGATTTGCTATCCGCTATAGTTGGAGAACCTGTAGTATTCCAACATACTCCTCGTTTGGTGCAATTTATGCCACCCGTATTGGTAATATTACCGTTTCCAGTGGCAGTTGTTTCATCAATATCCGATACCGCTTGAGCAGTAACTGTAGATTCTGTTATCCCTGTACCATAGAGGCTTATAATACTTCCATTCGTACCTGGCGTAAAAGCCAAATCTGTACAGGGAATATTATCACCATCTAAATACCACATACCAGAATAGCCAGGATAATCCATTTCTATCACGCCACCAGCATTTCTTGATATGCCTATATAATCTCCTATTTGAACATCTATATCTACTTCAAATGTTTGAACAGACCCTGCGATTACAGTCCCAATTAACTGATAATCACGAGTGGTTAAATTATCTCCACTCGCATAAAATGTAGCAACTTTAACACCTGTCGCATTTGCGTCTGGCGACCGAAGATATATTTTAACTTCGGTTATTTTCCCAGTTAAGTTTGCAGGATTATTTTTATTTACTAATGTTTGTGCTAAATTATACCCAGCCGCTCTATCAATTGCTGGACTTCCAATATCTATTGCCATTTACTGCACTCCTAAAATTAAATTTAGTTCATAGTCGTAAACTTTATAAAATTTGTATTCATAATCACAATAAGTAAAAAAATCCAATACGATTTTATCAAAACTCGAAACAGATATCGGATAATAAAATCTATTATTTGAATAGTTGTGTCTACCGTTTTCTATGAAAACGGTTAATGCGTGATATTCAGATGTGTCTTTAAAATATATAAGTATAGAATAGGTTACATAATGATGATAATTGGCTATAAATTGAGTGAAATTAGCAAAATCGCCACAATCTCCTTTTTTGGTTAAATACAAATCATAAGGATTTAGATTGTATGAAATTATCTTTTTATAAGTAAAATTATCAGTCATATACTGGCAAATCTTTTTAGGTGTATCTAACTCCTGAATCAGAGCAAGAAAATCATTATCATCAGGTAAGACAAAACTATTAAGGTTGTAAACACCGCAACCCGATAAAAACATTGTCAATATTAATAATATAATTATTCTATATTTCATAATAATTCTCCTATCCTAAAGTCTCTCTACTTTCACCTATCACAATTATGTGATTATAAACTTCTTCCACATCTTCTTCTACATCTTGATTAGTTATCACGTTATCTGAAAAAGTATCTACAGCAGTCCCGATACTTGCCTTTGGCTTAAATATCGGGTTGCCAGAATAGTCAAAATAAAATCTATACTGTGCCACTTCGGCTAACAATCGTATCGCCTCAAAAGCTGATGTTCCAGTATTAAACCATACCCTGTCAATTTCTATTCCTGTCGGTGTAATATAACTTGTATTGGCTAACCAAGCCGTCCTTGCAGTCCCATCAGCAAATATACCTGCGGCTAACAAAATATCACCTACTACAGTTTCTATACTTTGAGCCTGATAATAGTAGACTACTAAATTGCCAGGACTAATCCCATTATAAGTAGGAATTTTATCAGCATAAAAACTAAATTTATTAGTAGCCCCTGTATATCCGAAATCAAAACTATCATAGATTGGAGTCAGATGGCTGCCATCATAAGGACTAATACTATCTAAATAAGCAATATATAATCCTGTGCAGGTTGCGTGCATACTATAATCAGCTTGACTGGCCACCGTATTAAATGTTTGTGTAGTTCCCCAATAAGTATTAGGGGAATATAGTTTAAAGTCTAATATGGTTCGCATAAAATCCCTGCCCGTTATAGTACAGATTTCTTCACCTGCTATAGTTGCCAATGAATAATTATCTACCCTGCCAATTATCCATTGATAGTAATAATTAGTGACACCCGATTTGATACCTGCATATACTTTAATCCGCCTGCCCTGTTTTAACCAGTTATAATAAGCAGAGGCGATATTCCAAGAGAAATATCGTTTATCGGTGTTTAGGCAAGTAATAGAAAATGAATAAGCACAAAATCTACTTACCTCATCTTCTATATTAGTATTAAGGGAAAAATCAATTACATCAGGCAAGGTTTGATAATCGCCTTCCCCGTCAATATCAATTTCGATTTTCCCGATAACTACAACTGATTCACCTTTAAAATCGGCTACGGTTAAGGGAGTAATGGTTTGCATATTTTACACCTCTTGTAAATTAAACGTAATGCCATATTCACCAGTTGACTTATCTAATGAACCAATAAACCTAACAGTATAAGTTACAGTTTTATGGATAAAATTCAAAGTTATATCTTTATCGTGTTCGGTTTCTATGGCTATAACTTCCGCTGAAGTTGGCTTAATTAACTCAACAGTAAATACCCGCTTCATAGTTGGAGCTTTTTGTATCGTAACCGAACCATCAAGATTAATATGTGATGATGTAATCGGTTGCCGTGATATAGCAACTACAGTATTTGTAAATGTTGATTCTGACGATGCCGTGCCAATCTGGATATTCACTATACCCTCACCAACTTTAATCCTCTCATTTTAATCTGTCGTTCTAATTGTCTAAATAATTCCTGTCCATCTGCACTTGAAAATTTAGGAGTGACTATATTTATTGCACCTGGCATTATTTGTATACTTGAAGTATAATTCTTTCTATTATCATAACTACTTGAACTTACTCCACCGCCACCGGCAAAAGCCATTGGAGTTCTTGCTCCTGTTTTTATAGCATCAATTAACCCACCAGTAATAGAACCAGTCTGCTTGATAAAATCTACCATTGGTTTTGCAATAACATATTCGCCTGGAGTTAGCATAGCAGGAACGGTATCGGTGCCGCCGCCAGAAGCAAAACTTTTAACCTTGCCACCTTTTTCATATCCCGTTATACCTCCGCCCTTACTGAAACTCAAAAAAGGAGCAAGCCAAGGGAAGAATAATAGCAATCCCTGTAAAACTATCAATTTTGCTATCATTGCCGCTACTGCATTGATTAAGACATTTTTTAAGCCAGTCCAAAAATCAGACCAACTCCATTCAAAATCTTCTATTCCACCCAAAAGCCCCGAAATTGCATAAGTCAAATTATTTTCAAGATAACCTACAATTGGGTCAACTATATTAGTCTTAAAATCTGTTTTTAAAGTATCCCATACATCTAAAAATTTTCCAGTCAAAGTTTCTGTAGGAGTAATGATATCGGAAGTGATATCTCCTATTGTTGCCGCCATATCACCTAATCCATCTGAAACACTAAGGACTGCATTGTCTATTGCTGTTGTAAATTCATTTTCCATTGATTCGGTTAAACTTGTTATGGGAGTCATAATTTTATTAATATTGCCAGTTATTCCAGTCCCAAACATACTCATCATATTAGGCATCCATTTATCAGAACCAGAAAGCGGACCTTCTGCAGGAGGAGATTTAAAACCTAAGAAGTTTTTTATCTTATCTGCCACTCCTGTAACTGCATTAGTTACATTTTCCATTGCACCCTTCATTCCATCAACAAATCCTGAGATTGCATTTTTACCCCATTCCAACATCTTTTTAGGCAAGTTAGCTAAATCACTAAATGTATCTATTATGCCACCTATTAACTTCTCAATTTCTCTTCCTGCTATAGTTTTTAAATCTTTAATAAATCTAACTGTTTTATCCGCCCAATTCTTAACTGTCCTAATTACTTTATCAAGTCTATCAAATGATTTCCCTACAAAATCCATAAATTTATCAAGTAATCCCTTTATAAAATCGGTAACAGCTTTTGTTTTTTCCTGTATGCCGCCAAAATTAGTCTTCCAAGCTAAAGTTAATAATGCAATTGCTGCAATTACTAAACCTATGGGACCAGTAGCGATAGCAGCAAAAGCACCTATCACTCCCGATATCGCACTAAAAGCTGAAATAGCCATTAATATCGGACCGCCTACAGCAGCTAAAGCTCCAATTACTGCGGCAACTTTAATAATTGTTCCAAATAATTTTGGATTTTCCTTTGCCCATTCTGATATTTTCCCTATAACTTCAGTAACTTTTTGTATTAAAGGAACTAACATCGGAAGCAATTTATCGCCTATTTCCTGAGCCATAACTCCTATTTGTATTTTCGCTTGTTGGAAAGCAAAGCCAGCAGCATTAACTCCTTCAGTCTGTTCTTTAAAAGCTATATCGGTTAGGCCAGTTGATTCTTTCATGGCCGCAAGTTTTTCGATATAAGTATCAGCTTGAGTCCCAGTTAAAGCTAAAGCTAATGTCTGTCCTTCTATTGAACCAATAAATTTCTGTAGAGGTAATCCCGTTTCTTCAACTTTTCCAGTAATAAGTTCAAGGGCTCCAGCCAAACCTAAATCAGCAAGCATAGCCTCTCCACTCGCATATCCCTTCTCCTCAAGAAGATCAGTCATATCTTTAGTGGGAGCCATCAAAGATTGCATTATTCCTCTTAATTGTGTTGATACTTCGGCAGCCTTTCCTGTAACTCCAGTTCCCGTTGCCATTACTGCGAATAATTCGTCCATACCCAAACCTAAACTTGCAGCCAATGGAGTTACCTTGCCTATACTACCTGCAAGTTCGGGAAATGTAGTCTGTCCTAAAGTGACCGTCTGAAACGCTAAATCGCTGACTTTCTGAACGGCTTCTGAGGAAGTATCTCCATATCCTTTAGTAACAGCAGATAAAAGGTCGATTGCATCTGTAGTAGTCGCTACGCCAGCAGTAGCCGCCTTAGCTGCAATTCCAAGAATACCAACTGTGTCGGCAGTATCACCCCAAGCAGAGATAACCTGATAAGCACCTTGAGCTAAATCCGCTGTATCTTTCCCTACAGTTACGGCCATATCCCTGATTGCTGATTTAAGTTCATCTACTCGCTTAGTACTGCCTGGGATTAAGGTTGCTATATTGGCTACTTCTTTATTAAAATCGATTGCCGCCTTTACTGTCAATCCAAAGGCTGCAGTGATAGCTGCCCCCGCAATGGTCACTGTTTTACCGACACTTGCCATTTTTGTAGATATAGCACTCATGGATTTCTCTGTTTTGCTTTGTGCATCAGCTAAACCTTTGGCTAATTGAGTATCCCTTGCTGATATTTCTACAAAAGCATCACCCACTTTAGTCGCCATTGAACCACCACCTTAATATTTCGTTGGGGTTTTTACCCCCTTCTTTTTTGCCATGTTAATCAAATCTTCTGTACTTGTGGATTCTCCTGATTTTGGTTTGCCACCTGAAAGCATTTTTATAATTTCCGGTATCTCATCTAAATATGAATTAAACTGATAGAAAGACATATTATCCAATTCAGCAAGTGTAAAATTATAATATCTTTTTAAGAGAGCAAAGGCACGTTTCCAGGTTATTTCTTCTTTGCCCTCTTTGGGGGGTTTTTTGCCCGTCCCCCTATATTCATTATGATATCAAATATTTCTTTATAATTCTCTAAATCTATCAGCTCGTCCATATCTTTTAAGGTCATTCCCGGTTGATATTTTAGCAAGCTCCGCCAGAGCATAAAGCAAACCCCATCCACAGTAGATATTTCTTTCTGTTCGTTTATCTGGCCATCCAGAATATTGTCTATTATTTTCATTCTGTCGGTTCTGTAATCACTCAATATAACAACTATCAATCTTGCTCTTTCTTTTTCATCTTTTACTGTATCCTGAATCATCTCTATTTCTTTTTTTCTCATTTCCTCATTATCATATTGCATAACATCCTGGATTATCTTGATCCGCTGCCCTTTAATATACTGTCGAAATTCCGCTAAATCCCGCATACCATATACGCCAAGTTTATATTCCTTACCTTTTATAGTAATTGGGATACCGCTGCCAGTTATGTTCTCTAATTTATCACTCATAATATTACTCCTTATTTATTTTTTATTCGCTTTCGTAACTCAAAAGTCCAGTTCCCTGAAATTCAAGGGATTCATTAATTATAGTGTCAATTGCCACTGCTGGATTCAAGCCTTTTACAATTGCCCACCCTTCATAACGCAGTTGCGGATCAGCGTCTGTATCCATGAATAATTTTATGATTTTAGTAACCCCTAACCAAGCATTTAAGGATTCATTAGTCATCCAATGTCTTTCTGCTGAAGCTGCCCATTCTTTCATACCGCCCAGAAATTCTTTCCAGCCACTACTTTGGAAATCAGATTTATCTAAAGTAGCCACTGCTTGAGTGATCGCCCAGTTAAAAAATCCACCTATTTGAGTTATTGCATATTCATCATAAGTAGCTAATACCGCTACCGCACTTCCAGGAGCAGTATTAAGAGTCACTTTCCCCGAAACTGTATGTAAATATTTATCAGTTCCTTGTGTAATCCCTGCCACTTTAACAATTATGTCTTTGTCTACTGCCTGCGGAGTAACACCTATCCAATCAAGTTCTTGATAGAATGTAGTTGTGGCGATAGACACAAAACTAAGTTGTATTATCTTGACATCGGTTAAATCCGCTGCCGTTCCGCTATTGCCATCGGGTGTGCCTAATAGTAAAGCCTGCCTTGTCCAAGTTGCCGCTGCAAAAGTTAAATTCCAGTAACTGCGGTTTGCACTACTATCAACTACTTCAAATCTGGCACTGGTAAATCCACTTTGAGCTAATTCAGATCTTACCCAAAATAGTATATAAGCCCTATCGTGCCAATCTTGTACATCGTCAATTGTAAATAGACATAGACAAGTCTGTGCACCAGCCACAGTTGTAACGTTATTCTTAATGCAATATGTGCCTTCTTTTTCATCAGTGCCATCTGCTGTTAAAGTTTGGGCTGTAGCCCCTGAACTTGTCCAGTCGCCTGCAAGAAGGCTTCCAACCGCTGTTGGAGATACCGCTTCACAATCGGCTATAACTTCCTGTAGATAAAATATCGTATTAGAAGCATCGCCAGTTCCGATAGGTTTGTCAGTTAGAGTAGCTACAGTACCAGTTTGAGCATATACTGCTCCAACTTTTCCCGCCTGTTCTGCCATTATATATCACCTCTTTTCTTATTTAAAATATTAATTACGGAGTAAAGGTCAGTGTCGAAGTTCCTTGATAACTATAACTTACGGTATTTATACCATCAACGGTTACCCCTGGATTTATAGCTGTTATAATTGCACTTCCATAATATTCAGTCGTGCCCGTTAACCCTAAATGTAAAGTATAAGTACTACCGAGAGTTAAGGGAGTCCCATCCAAGCTACCATCAAAGCTACCATTCCATTCTTTAAGCGTAAGTTTAAATTCTTTTAATCCACTACTTTGAAAGTCGGTAATGTCCCCAACATTCGCTAATTGAGGGCAAGTCCAGCCTTTCATGCCAGCCACTACATTACTACCTTCTTTAACGTATCCTCCATATCCTGCACTTTCAGCCATTATTAATCACCTTCCTTTCTATTTTATTTTTTACTTACTTTTGTATCTCCATGCGATATTGCACATCCATTTTCCAAATTGAATTCTCCCTTGTTAATATATTAAATTCTCTTTTTAGATATATGAAATTATACCCCTCTACAACTAAAGTCGTCCAATCATATAAGGTTTTGAGTTTTTCAAATATATCTAATATAGTTACCGAGCTACTACTATCATCGAATATAGAAAATTGAATTAAAGAATTTTCCATATCTTCTGTGAATGTCCAATCTGCTACATTGCTAATTAAATGATATGTTATATAAGGATATGCCGTCCCCTGCGGTGCTTCGGTTAGATACAATCCTGTTACTGCACCGCTAAGGTCTTCATCGTTGCTAAATTTTGTATATATACCCTCAAATAATACTTGCATATTCCCTCCTTATATAATCTTCTTAAATAATTCTAATATCTTCTTTTCGTTCATGTGTAAAGCAGGTCGTAGATATGGCTTCGGTGCTCGATTATATGCAGGATCTTCACTACCCATTTCAACTATTCGAGCATATTCTACATTGCTTCCTACCCTACCAGTCGTGCCTTCTATCTCGTGGGTAATTGAGCTTCTTAATCTATTTGTAATTACAGGACACAATATTTTAGCGTCACGTTCCACCATTAAACAAGCCTTCTCCATAATCTTTTTATTAGCTTTGTTTATTTTATCTATAATTTTAACGCCATACCATAAAACATTACTTGCCATTTATACTTCCTTTCTAAAAACATCTTTCCCCACAAAATGGACAATAAAATATCGTCTCATCATGCCAAAAGA